CTAAATTTGCTTTAGTATCTGATATATCACTTGTTACTTCATATCCATCCCAATCAGTACTATCAAGATAATAAACAACATTACCTGCCGCTAAAGTCAAATTTGCTGTTCCATTATTAAACTGAATATACTGGTATTTTTTTGTTCCAGTAGAGTCAATAACTTCAACTACTTCACCTGGCGTATGAACCGCATATTGATCATTAGCTGAAGTTAAGACCGTATGTCCTATCGGTGATCTCATATTTTGTTTAAATAAATTTATAATAATTTATTATTAAAGCCTTATTTTTGTCGTGCTTTAATAATCACTTCTCTTTTACACTCCTGAAAAGCCTTATGGCATGTTCTCGTCAAATGTAGAAAATTTATAATAAAAAGGGGGCAAGAAGTAATAACTTCCCTTAAAAAATATTGGTGAGAAAGTTTTAGACATCTCGCCCCCAATTTTCAAAGTAAAATTCTAATAGTAAATCTTTTTAAGCACTTGTAATACCAGTCAACTGACCATTTAATCTCGGATTTTTACCAACAAGTTGCCCCATTAGTAAAATCTGTCCGATTTCAGCATACTGATTAACAGGATCTTTAAGACCAGTCCAAGCAAAACCATAAGACGTTGGCACTCCTGGTCCATCATACTCATTACCTTCATGGAATTGAGCACTCAGGTCAATATTAGCATATTTGTGTGATTTCAATCCATACCATTGAATTGAATTTTCATTTAAAAAGTAAAGAGCTTGAGCTGTTGCTTTTTCATCTCTAGCTAGTGGCATACCTCTAAAATACAAAGCATCATACCCAATCTCTCCTTTCAATGCCGCTTGTGAGGCTACAGTTCCAAATCTCGTTACTTGCGGATAACCCATTGCGTCATAATTCGCTCTAACTGTTGAAGTATAAAGACTTTCAACTAAGCTCCAAACAGTCTCATTTGAAATTCCAAGAGTTGGCTTGTGTTGACCAAAAGTAACAGCATCATAAAGAGTTCTCATTTTAGCAAGCGTTACAGCTCCACCTGATGCGGTTTTGGTTCCTGCAATTCCAGTATAAGTTGCTCTTGCTAATCCACCATAAGTAGCAACTGTCGTTCCATCATCAGCAATATCAGGAATTCCAATAAATGCTTTACCAGATTGGACTGTATAAAACAGCGTTCCAATACTATCAAGCATATCTTCCATCCCTGATTCCATTTCAACTTTTACAAGATCAAGAACTTTATCTTGTGTATCATTTACATCAACTTCCATACCAGAAAGCACGATTGACTGATAATAACCAGTCGGATTGAAAGACATCTTTGTTCGTGTATTTACTTTCGTAGTATTGAAAGTATCAAATCCGTCAAAAGACCCTTGTGAAGTTGAATTCTTTTGATATTTAATAGGAACTTTTAAAGTTTCACCACTCCATGGCTTACCATTTGAAAGAAATCGCAAGGCAATAAGATTACCGCCCAAAACAGTGTCAACTACTTTTGGCACTATTTTGTCTTGCGTTACGGTTTGAACATAATCATCAAATACCATATTTTAAAATTCATCAAGATTTTTTCATTTTTTCAGATTCTTCCATTACGATTGTATCTAGGCTTTTATGCCTAAATTGACCGTAAGGAGTTCTTTCGCCTTTTTGCCCTGTTCCTCCTTTTTGACCAGGAACTACTTTTTTATTCTTTCCATCTTTATCTTCGTTTTTCTTCCCCCATTTCCCCTCACTTTTCATCATCGCAACTGCTACACGAAGCGGTATATACTCCTCTACTTCTTTTGACTTTTTGATAGCATAATCAATCAAAGCGTTTTCTTCATCAGCAGTTGTCAAAATGCCTTTGTCATAAAGAGTTTTAATCTCTTTATTAACTTTATCTTCCGCCTCTTTATCTTTTTTGTCAAATTCTTCTTTTATAGTTGAAAAGAATCGTTGTCGTAATTCCGGACTCTTAGTGATACCTTCTATTATAGTCTGAGGTAAAAGTCCAAAGACTTCATCCCAACTTGATGCTCCTTTTATAACCTTATCCCAGTATCCTGTAGCTTGGGATTTATCTGAACCTTTATCTCTTGATGTTGAACTATTAATAATTTTATCAAGTTTTTCCGAGAGTTCATCAATCTTCTCTCGGTATTCTTGATTACTTCTAACCACTTCCTCAAACCTTTTATAAGGAACTTTTTGAGTATCCTTCCAATCATTATCTTGATCTTGATTTTTATCTTTATCGGTTTTATCCGTATCAAGATCATTGTCAGAGTCATTCATAGTTTCCTCTATGTTTACTCTTTTTACGCCAAGAGAGGCGAAAAGAGGAATTTATAACTGATTAAAAATACCTTTCTAAATAAAATACTAATCTTTTATTTTCTATTTGTCAAGTGTTTTTCTAAAATGTTAATCTATTAACTTTTTTATTATTTATTCTTTTTTTCCTACATTAAAATATAAAGCCTTTAAATAAGCTAAAGCACTCTTTTTGCTTTTAGGTTTTTCATTTTTCCTCTCGCCTGTCTGTTTATTAAAAACAGCAAATCCTCCGTTGACTGGTTTTATTTCGTATGGCATATTAGATCAAATTCGCAATATCAATTACAAGTAAAATAAATTCTCCTACTTTAAGTTGTCTTATTAGTTGTCTTTCTACTAACTTTACAGAAATTTTAAATCCTTGCTCTATTTTAACTCTCTTTATATTCCCAATAGCAACATAAGGAAAAAAATATTTATTACAATCTTTAAAAAACTTATCAAACGATAACCAATCACTACTTTTAAAAATTAAGTATCCATCTTTTGAATACTCAACTTTCTGACTCAGAAACTCATTTTTATTCATAATACATTATCAATTTTTAATGTTTCTTTTTTTTCATTAAAGCCTTTATCATTACATGATCTTCCATTTTATCTGTCATCATTTTGGCTTTTTTCTTCATCATTTTCATCATTTCTTTTTTGTCATTTTCAGTCATATTTGTTGATTAACTTGTAATTGACTATTTTTAGCCTGAGCCATCTGTTGTTTCATAAAATCAATTTCAGCTTTTACATGAGCGATATATCTTGCTTTAAATTGCTGGTCAGCTTGTTCAAATTCAGAACTATCTATATAAGTATTATGGCTTACTAGATGAGATTGACCTGTTGCTGGATTTGACATTTCTTTATTAACACCTGGCTCTTGTCCTTTTTGGATAGCTTCAGTATCAGCAATCATTCCTTCTGTATATTTTCCTTCCGGTGTTATTCCTTCAGTCTGACTGTATTGAGCAAGTTCTGGAAATAATAATTGTGGATTATTTTTAAATAAAAAGAGCCTTTTTGCTTTAAGTTCAGGATTTGGGTCATTTAATTCTTCATGTAAAGAAATAGGATCAATCCCACCTTTTGACCAAAGTTCAATCGCACTTACACGCTTTGTTATATCATCAGTTGGTAATGTTGATCCTCTTTTAACCATAACTACAGGTGGAACATATTTATACTCAACTTCATACTTTCCACCTCTCAATTCACTATCTTTATATTTAAAAATTTTTGAAAATTCTTTAATTAAAATCTCACGACTTACCTCTATATCATCTTCTTGTTCAATAGGAAACAAGTGAACATCTTTATAATGAACAAGCATCATTTGTAAAGTCATGTTAAAGTAATCCTCACTAAAATCCTCATAAGCCTTGACTATATCATCAATTCGTCCATAGTCTTGTTGTTTTTCCATTACCCGTTCTGTCGCTGTCGTTTCTCCTTGTCTACCTTCTCCACGCGTTGTTGAATGACTACCCATTATATTGTCTATCTCTCCTTGCGAATCATACATATCGTTTAAAACATAGTTTTGAAGCGGATTGCCAGAAAGTCTTGAGATTGCCATTCTCGCATCTCCTTTCTCAACCCACACACGCTCTGTAGCCTCACCTTTTAATTTCTGAAACTGAGCAAATGAAATATAATCACCCGATCCAACCAAAGTACCATTCGCCTCATCAGCATTTTCATCAACTTGTCTTTTCCTTTTATTGACATTATCTTGTAAAGGAATAGCTTGTTCAATTAAAGAAGTATTGCCATATATCCCGCTTTCTTCATTTTCAATATTGAATAACTGGAAAAAAATATAAGGAACTGTTGGTTTTTTGAATATGTTATAACGAATTTTTGTTTCTTTTCCTACCTCATCAAAAGTAGAAACTCCTTCAAAATCATAATTTTGGTTTTCTTGTTTATCTAATATAATATAATTATATTTCCAAACTGTGAAATCAGGAGTAGAAAACTCAATAAAACTGATTTCTGACCCTAATTTTTTATCATCTTCACTCTTAATCCCAAGCGTTTTTAATAGTTTTTCTTTTCCATAAGGATATTTTTCAATAACTTCCTTGACAGTATATCCTTTAACAAGCTGTGCTACCCATTTACAATCATAAAGATAAGTAGCATCAGGATCAATAATTAAATGTTTAGGATTAACTAATTCCCAACATATATCATTATATTCAGTATCATACCTAACCTTCAAAGCTCCTAAATATCTAATAGCATTATGTCTAATTGTCTTTCTTGATTTTTCAAGCATCTTATCAAAGACTTCCCATCTTAAAGTCAATATTTTCCTTAATTTTTCAGTAAATAGTTTATTAGGATGAAAGATGCGAGGTTCTGGAGTATTTGAAGTTAATATTGGAACTATTGTTTCAATATTCCTAAAAATAATGTTTTTTACTATTTTTGACTTACCATCAGAAAGAGTTTTTACAGCATGTTGACCTTTATAATAATCCCAGTTCAAATTACCTTTCTTAATAACAATGTTATCTCTTAACTTTTTTCCCAAATCAAGCCTCTTGTTTATTTCAGTAATTAAATCCTTATCTTCTAAATCTAAAGAAAAAAGGGGTTTATATTGTGAGATATTTTCTTGAAATGAATTATCCATAAAAAAAGCCCGATAAAATCGGGCATCAAAGTGCCTCTTAATAACTTACTTGATTAATAGCTATTTGTTCATGTTCCCAGAAACAGCCGGCTATCATGGGTCATTCAACAAATTTTAGTGACTTGGATCTATTCACCACTATTAATCAATATAAATATAAACTTATTTTTTATCATTGTCAAGTAGAAATTGCGTTACTGTTTTACAATGCTTACATTTAATAAAAATCCTTTTACCATCATAAAAAAATAATGTTTTATGGCAACTAGAACAATAGGCTTTTTTAACTAAAGCCTCAATTTCATTCCTAACTAACTCAATCTCTTTATTTATATCGCCAATCATTTTCAGGTTTACTAATAAATTCTTTAATTGATATTGCCGGTATCGTTCCTTCTTTACTAACAACAAATGATTTCTCGCCAACTAATAAGTTTTTTTCCTCTTGTATAACCATAGCCTCACCACCTCTTAATTTAGCTATTTCATAATAAACAGAGGCATGAACAAAATGATCTGCTCCCGAATGTTCCCACCTTATCTTTTTATTCTGAAACCGATCTTCTTCTTCAACTCTATAAAGACTTTCCCAATGACTGACATATTCTTGTAATTCATTTGGATTAACAAAATACTTAATCTGGCTTTTTATATGTTTATCAATCATAGTTTCAATAAGTCTTGTCCTATCTGCTGTTATTACTCCATATTTCTTTTCTTTTTCAAAAGTAGCAAGATCACTTGTTTTTAAATCTTCTTTATAAAAGACAATAAATCCTTTTCCTCTAAACTTTTGAATTAATCGTCTTGGTTCTGTAATATCAGGCATCCCATCAATAACAAAGACTGCGTTATATTTAATAATAAGGCTTTCAATATCAGCCCAATTTGATGTTTTACCAACTTGAAATATGCCGTCTTTATTACCTATAACAAAATGTTTTTCAACTCCAACATCAATACCAATAAAAACTTTATCAGTTTCATAATCTTCGGTTGATATATTTCTTAATATTAAGTCTTTATTAACAAGTATGTCTGATCCAATATAAGGCTGACCTAAAATGAAATTATAGAAATATTGTTTATCTTTGTTTTTTTCTAAATAAATAAGCTCTTTTGCCGATTGCCAAGGTATCATCATTTGACTTATCCAATAACCAGACACATTTTTATCACTCCATTTCTTAACCCATTTACCAACTCGCCTATCCTCATTAGTTAATTCATTATGACATTTTTTACAAATAAAAATTTCTCTTTCATAATCTATATTGTCTTGCCAATCTAAATACTGCCATTCATTACATTTTTTACAGTTAATAAACCAATGTTTCTGATCTGACGCTTGCCAATATTTATCAACTCCGACATTCGGATATGACGGATTGCTAAAAAAGTACTCATATTTGTATTTTGAAGCTTGTAGTCTTGAATGATAAGCCTCTATAACTGAAAGATTGCTATTGCCTGACCAAATTGGTATTTTTTTCTCTTTTCCCCTAACTAATACAATATGATAAGGCTGAACTTCTATACAATAGACATCTCCTTTATAATTTTCTTTTAAGACCGTTGCTTTAGTTGAAGAATTATTAAATTTATTAAATTTTCTATATGGTGATTGAATAATGCCAACCTTATATATAATTTTTCCTTTATTATTAACCTTATAAATAGAAGCAGTTTTTTTTATTCTTAAACATAATATTTGTATATCATCAGCTAATTTTTTAGAACAAGTAGTATAAACATTTCTCTTATCACCATCACCTTTTAATAAAGTTTCAAGTAAATAAGGTAAATATTTTTTATTTCCATATAAATATTTTTTAGGAATAAATTTATTGTATGAATTGCCCAATTTTCCTAAATATAAAGCAAGATGTAAATCATTGAAATAAATTTTGTCCTTTTTATGATGTGGTTTATAACTTAATTTTTTAATAATATTTACTATTTCTTTTATATTTTTCTTATTTTTTTGAGAAATAATAATTTGGCCTGTTATTTTTCTATGATTTTTATATATTCTTGCTCTCGCAATATGACCTTCACTTAAATACCAACCTAAAAATTGATACCATTCTTTAGCTAAAACTTTTTTAGTTTTAAAAGAAACATAGATAGGTTTCAATAAATTACTTCCTCTTGGTTTACGATATGTGTTTATATGAGGTATATATATATATCCAGTATCTTTACCAAAAAAATGCCAATTAGCTTTTGACGTTAAAGTAAATGGTTTTTTATATAAATCCTCAATTTTATATAGATCGTATCCTCTTTTTTGTTTAGTTTTCGCCCAAAGCTTATGATTTTTAGTAATACCGATATCTAAACTATTAGCTTTTATTCTATAAAAATCACCATTATATTTTAATTTAATTATATTTTTTGGATATTTATAAGATATATTCCAATTAATAGGATTTAAAGTTAACATTTTATCTTTTAAAGTTATTTCTTGTATTTTTTTCCAACCTTTTTTTGTAAGAATTTCTGTATCAGGCTCAAAACATCTATCCATTTCATCATAAAAATTACAATCAGATGAAACCATAATAGCCTCTTTTTCAGTAAATGATGCTTGATAGTAAATAAACCTATCTCCAACTTTCTTTTGTCCAATACTATCAATATCTGGAACAAGTGATTTTAAAAATGGATTATAATTAACCATTTCATTAACTTTCCCTTTTCCAAATTTAGACACATCGTCCATTGTCGGCAAAGTATAAATACAGTTTAAATTCTTCATTGAAGCAAGCCAAAAAGATTTTAAGATAGCTGATGTCGTAAAGCCAACCTGCGCTGATTTTCTTATAGCTTGAGTAGGAGTTAGATCGTTAATAATATCATACATGAAGAAATGATCTCTAAATTCAAGGGGTTCTTTTTTTTCATTTGTTATCTTATTGTCTATTATCCACCTTATCGGGCTTTCCCTTTGCGATATCAATGGCAGGTTTTGATAGTTCATCTTTTTCTTTCTTTTCTTTAAACTTAATAAACTCTATAATATCTTCTTGCGAAGCTGTCATGTTCAAAATAAGTGTTCTTGCATCAATATTAGTTTCAGTCATTGCTTGTCCGCCGGACTGTAAAATAAGTTTATTACCTAAATCAATAAGGTCTTTTGCTAACCTTTCATCTATCTTTGCGTCTTTCTTACTCAAAATTTCAAGCCCTCTTGCTAAAACATACTGACCTGTATCAAACATTCGTTCTTTTGCTTTTATAATCTTATTTTTCATCCTTTCTGTGAAGTCTTGTTCAATTTCCTGCCAATATTGTTTTCTTTGTTCTAACCATTTTTCTCTACTTGATATTTGTCCTATTCTAGTATCTGAAATTTGACCTTTATATTCTTCAGCAAGTTCTCTTACTGTTTTTAATTCAATTATATATTTTTGTTTTAATTCATCCCATTTCTTAAAATCCATATGACCCAT